CTCCAGGATAAGATAAACCAAGTAGCAGCGAGGACTGGCGAGAGGTCATCTTACGTAATCGCTTTGACGCGAGAGCGCAAGAAGCCTTGTACCCAATCCCTAAATAACGCGCTACTGAATACAGACTAGGCGTTTTCCCAATAAGATTAGAAACTGAGTTTATAACCTCGGGTACGAAACCCAATCCTAGCCACCCCGTCGACAACCCAACTAGAGGGAATGGGGTCACGTCCTCACCTTTATAGTAAAAACGCTTAGCAAATTCCATAGAAAGATTCTTCGAACGAAGAGATTTGGACTTATTGATACTAACACCCAGCTGATCCATCACCGTTAAATACTCGCGCGCGACACCGTGATCCCCGATTACGATGTCGTCGCCTAGCACAGCATAGTCAGGAAACCAGCAGGTCCATCCGGCTCGACGAGCCGCGAATTGGACAATGCAATGATGCGTCAATGCCAACATCGCCCAAGAAGAGTAGGCTCCCATAGGTTGACCAACCGCGTATTTTACATATGACGGAAACGAAGCCCCGAATGTTCTTCGGAAGATCTTCGGTACGCCAAAGTAACGGTCCGCGATTAGCCAAGCCCACGCTTGCCCAAATTCAGGGGAAGTGAAAGCTTGAAGCAGTAGGTCCTGTATACGCAAAGGTAGTCTATCCGTCGCAGCACTCAGATCGAATGACCAGCAATGGGTTCTCCCTTTCGCCTTCAAAGACGCAGCCAATTCCTTGACTGGTCGATGTTGGTTATGGGTCCCATCCTGCGGTATCTTTTTGAGAACCTTATCAAACAGATAAGAATGCAGCGGGAAGAGTAACGCTTGCGTAATGGAATCTACCATTGCAAATAGACGTAACTTACCTGGTTCCTCCTTTACCGCAATCTTTCCTAGACCCCAAACAGATGGTCCTTCAAGCCCGACCACGGAGTGATCGAGATTGGGAATCACCTGGTCTTCCGGGACGTGCATCACGTCCCTATCTAGGTAAATCCCGGCTGTGGTGTGTCCGTCGAACACAAGGTGTAAGCTATCGCACAACATAGCAAACCGCGTCAGTAGATTACCCTGACCTGGGGTTCTAATCCAAGTCATGATATCACTAATACAATTCGCATAGTTGGGCGACCCACGAGAGGAATGCGGTCCAGATTTCATCAGCGGAAGGAGCCGTCCGCGAAAATCAGGGAAAATCCAACCTGAAAGCCCTTTTGCTCGAAGTGCTTCCACGTCTTCATCATCAACTTGATACTTCGGTAATTTTATCTTGAATGACTCGATTGCCCAAGGGACAAAGTCCTGGTTAGAGAACTCTATCCAAGAGACAATAAAATCATTAGAAATGAGTTTACCTGGATCAATGACGGTTGAAAGAGTAAGCTTTCCGCGAAACTCTAGTACTCTGTACAAAGTACAAAGGCCTAAAGCGTAACGGATCACTCCTCGATCGCCCTGTCTGATTCTCGCGCGCATTTGCGCTGGTAACCACCTGGGCATCCCAGATTTATTACGAGCCACCTTAGGACCAAAAGCCTTGGAATCAGGCACTGAGTCCTCCGACAACGCCTTCATTATAAATAAAGACGAAGCCTTCAGACGCAGCGCTAACCCTCTCGGCCCTTGATCTTTATAGGTCCGACTCGCCCACCTCGCAAAGACGAATGAAGCTTTCACAAACGATAAGGCACTTGATCCAGAAATTAGCGGTACCACTCGCAAGAGTGGCCCTACCAATTTATGACTACTTTTTACAGTAATCTGCCAAATACGTGAAGCAGTTTTCAACAATGACTTGTTAAATAAAGCATTCATATTAATTGATAAATAAATTTATGTCCTTAATACCTAGTTATCATAAGATATCTCTATCTCGATACCCTTGTTAGGGCCTAGGAGTATTCCTTCAGTTTCCGGGAGTCCAAGAGGGACACCGGGCTGCAGGCAGGCTTTGAAAGCCAGGCGGATCGCCTTATGGTTGCCAGAGGCAATCTTAGACCGTCTCACCACCCGCTCGCTAGGGACCGAAGTGCCCTAACGAAACTTTTACTGATAACCCACATTGGTTGGGAATCTCAGGTGATAGGTT